CCAGCCGATAGCGCCGCAGTGCATGGTGAAACCCCGAACCGCCTGCTGCAAACGGTCAGATCGATCTCGACCCAAGTGACGACTTCATCCGACATACAAGCTTGCCTCTATACCAAATGACATGAACACCGCATCTTGATATGGCGCTAAGATGTTAGACCCCCGTTTCGACCGCCATAGGTAGCCCACGTCAAGCGGTTCATGCTCTGGAAAGCAAGCCATAAAAAACGACCTGCCACGGTTGAAGTGCTGCCGAAAAGCCTCGAAGTCATCCCCTGCCGCAAAGTCAGGAAGTTGAACACTGAAATTCAGCGACACTCGACCGCCCGTGCGCTCGAAATCCGCTTGCAGGAATTCGCCCGTGCCGCTTTCGCTGTCGCCAACTAGATTGACCTCAGAGGCGCGGTGCAAGGGTATATGGGGCGGGATAATGCGCCCCGGCACAATTAGGCCCGGACCAAGTGACATGACCGCCACACGGGGCGCTGTGGCCCCGGAAAACACGGCTCGCCATTCTTGTGCAGATATAGGCGAAAAGGACATGATAAGCGGGCTATCATCCGCAGGCGTGATCTGTTGCACCTGCGTCCACACCGCGCCCACAAGCCGCTCAAGTGTGACCGTAGCCCCTACGCTCCCCAAGTTATGCGCGGCAATGCAAAACGTGCTTGCAGTGACCCCCGCGCCCGCGTCAATCGACACAGTGGCAGGCATGGCAGTGGGCACCCACGGGTCAGTCGTGACGCCGTTTAGCAACGCCGTTTCGTCGCCCGTGGTGGCAGTAATCGTTGCCGCCGGGATCAGGTTATCCCAAGCGATTAACGGGCTGTTATCGACCGCCGGATTGATGTTGTAAATCATGCCCGCCCCACAAGAATAGTCGTTCCGCCCATGCGCTGCTCGTCCACAATAGCATCTGCAATCGCCTCGACGTTTTGTCGCAACATATCCGCAAACATGCCATCCCCCTGCACGTCAAAGCGCAGCACGCGCTGTTGCTGTTGCGGCGCTTGGGCAGGCTCGCGATTGCCTGAATTTGCAGACGGTGCGCCGCCGCCAGACGAAACCGCGCCGCCTGAGCCGCCACCTATCTTTGTGCTGGCAATTTTAGCGATTTGCGCCGCCGTTGCTGCTGCTGCAACGCCAGCGAAAGCCGCACCCAAAGCTGGACCACCAATTCGCGCACCAAACCGATAGCTTGCGACCACGCTTTCACGGGCCTGCAAAAGAGCCTGTGCAATCGCCGCAGCTTTTCCGATGTTAAACAGGACTTTGTTTTCGCTTTGCATCAGACTTGTCGCGGCCTGAAAGAATGTTTGCCTGTCTTGGAGTTGTTGTTGCTCGCTCTTGCCCTGCAACTCGCGAAGTCTGCGCTGATATTCTTCCTCAATCGCGAGCATCATTTCCTTGTGGCCTTGCTCACCAAGTCGCTCCATTGCGCGCTTATCTTCCATCAACAACATAGCCTCATCGCGCCACGTTTCGATGATTTCGCGCTCTGTCTGGAATTGCGTTTGCAGCGCCTCAAGGCGTGATGTGAAGCCATCTTCACCGCCACCGCCGCCTGAGCCACCTGCGCTACCTTCGCCGCCAGCCGGATTAAGCAGCGCATCGTTTAACTGGCGGACGGTATCCTCAAGCCCAAGCGTTTCGTCGCTCGTTTCAGCCATTTTTGCGCGCAACGCCTCAAGGCTTTCGAGAGGCTGTCCGCCTAGTTCTGTTAGAATATCCGCAAGCGCGCGCTGGTCTATTGCAGCCTGCCGCGCGTCACCTGCTCCGCTACGCAACCCGCTTGCCATACCGCCAAGGCCATCAGCCGCCCCGCCCATGACAGACCCAACCTGAGCAGGCTCAAAAGCGCCAATCGTGCTTATCCGGCGCGGCGATACCTTGTTCGCCAATTCAATAATCTTGTTCAGGCCATCAATCGCCACGTTAACCATGCTGGCAACGCCTTCAATGGACGCATTCACAACGCCAGTTATGAAGCCATCGACGCCGCGAATTGCACCTTCAACGCCCTCTATTACGCCCGCAGCCATGTCAAGGAAGGATGCTTTTGCATCGTTTGTGGTCGCATATACTGCGTTGTCGAAAGCCTTCATGCGCTGATTTATGCGCTCAAGAACATCACCTACAACCGCCGCCGCAAGGCTAAACGCCTCGCCCCATGATCCCGTGGCCTCGCGCGCCCTGAATAGCAAAGCAACCGCAACCCCAAGACCTACCACAAGCGCACCTACGCCCGTCTTGATCAGCGCCGCCTGTAGTAATGCTAGCGCGCCCGTCCATGTGGCAGTCGCCCCGATAGCGCCGATCAGCGCAGGAACATAGCTTACGCCTATCGCAAGCCCAAGCGCCGCGACCCCACCCGCCGCAAGGTCAAGGTTATTTGCTAAGAACAAAATGCCATCCGCAATGCCGCTAGACACGCCAAGCGCCGCGTCCATCTCGCCTATAGCCAGAGTGAACCGATCACTAAGCTGCCCAAGTGCCTGCGATACTGTTGCGCTTGTATTGGCAAACGCCGCCTCTAGCTCGTCAGACTGCGAAAGAATAGCTTGGAAAAACGCTTCACTTGAAACGGTGCCATCCATTACCATTTGGCGCAACTTGCCCACAGAACCCGCCGCGCCTTCAATCCCTCGCGCTGCGGCCTGCACAAGTGGGAAAGCACCTTCAAGCATAGAGTTAAATTCTTCCGCGCGAACCGTTCCACCTGCCAAGGATTGCGAAAGCTGCAAGAGTGCACCAGACGCCTGAGCCGCAGACCCGCCTTGTTGCGCCAAGGCAAGGCCCACGTTCTCGGTGAAGCGCAAAACCTGTTGCTGGTTAGCCCCAAGTTCGCCAGCGGCAATGCTTACGCGCTGATAAAGTTGCGCAGTGGCCTCAAGCGGCGTGCGCGTGCGCGCGGCAATGTCTGCAATGTCAGAAAGCCGATCCGCAGCTTGCTCACCAGACAGACCCAAAACGCGCAGGCCGTTTGTCATTTGAGTGTAAGCCTCGGTGGCGCGCGCAAGCTGCCTAACAGACATTGCCGCGCCTATTGCAGCGCCCGCAGCCGCCGCCGCGCGGGTTAGCACGCGCATGGTGCCACCCATTGCGTCGGTTGACCGCTTAACCCGCCGCTCGGTCTGATCACCAGCGTCACCGATCTTGCGGATTTCACGAACCGCGCGTTCCAGTTCCTCGGTGCGCGCCTCAAGGCTTAATTCAGCAAATGCCGTCATGCGCTTTCAAAGCCTCTTGGTCAACTGGCGACATGGCTTGCACGTCCTTGCCCTGCACTTTAGCACGAAAATAGGCTTTTGACATAGCCCGAACCGCGCGCGCTTCCCACGGCTCCGACAGATCGCCCGTTGCAGCCGAATAGCCCGCAATCTCTGCCCATGTCACCGCCTGTTCTTCTCCTGCAATCCACATGCTAGGCCCGACCTCGAAAAGCGCATCTAGCAGATATTGCCCCGGCAACTCAGGCTCTATTCCAAGCGGATCGTTGCCATACATCGCAAGGCGCGTTTCTTTGTATTTGCCGGGGGTAGCGTGAAGCCACCCCCACTGCGCGGCCTGAACCTCAAGCCGCTTTAGTCGTTTCCCAGAAAGTTGCCCGCGTCATTCGAGAACGCCAGCGCTTGTTGCGCGAAGGAAAGCCCCTGCCATTCGTCCTTGGGGTTTAGCAGGCTAGACGTGCTAAACATGTTCAGGTCGTAAAACCAAGCGCAATCATCCGGCGCGGTTGCGTCCTTATCACCACGCTGCACGCCTTGGAATGCGACGGTTAACTTAGATGCAGACTGCACCAAGTCCGCCTGAATGTCCTCAAGCGCCCGAACCTCATCAGCTTTGCTCTTGCCCTTTGCCTCTTGAAGCTTGGCGCGCGCATCGTCGCGCAAACCCGCTTGCACGGATCGCGCCATAGCGCCCAGCACCATGACACCCACGGGCTTGCCATCGTCGGTGATGTAGTCGCCAGTCTCCGGCCAGCGCAGGTGGCAGAATTGCGCCTTTTCCGCAGCGCCGCGCGCGTCTTTTTTCGTAAAGTCCATGTGTAATCCTTTCGCGTGTTAGCGGGGCGACACCACGCGAACAATGCCGCCCCTATCCCGTTGCCGGGGTTACGGTGCCGGGTAAACGACGACCTCTTGCGTGTTCAATGCCACATCGAAGGTGAAGCCCGCATAGCTGGTCGTGGTCATTTCGGTGTTTTTCCAATTCATGACCGCGCCCGTAAAATAGTGAATAATGCCATCGCGCTCCGTCACGCGGATAGAGTATTCACCACCTTGCGCCTGTGCCGCCGCTTGGAACGCGGCCTGTGCTGCCGTTTGTGCGCCTGTGCCTGCCACGATCTGGCGGGAAAGCGCGATATTCACCGTATCGCCAGTGACCGCGCCTTTCAGCGTGGTGTTGCGCCCGGTAGTAATGTCGGGAACGGTGATGGTTTCATTCGTGTCGCCAATAGCGCCAATGGAAACAGTGCCAGCCGTGGCCTCTTCCCAGGACAATGCGCCATAGCCCGTGCTGTCTAGTGTAGCTGGACGCCCCGTGGCGATTGCCAGCGTAGCCCCGATATGATTAATTGACATGTGTTAGCCCTCGTTTGCAAACGTAAAGGAGGGCATATCGCCCCTGCACTGAATTTATCAGCTTTCCGACCTGTAATCAATGCGCACAGGTTGACGCCAGCCAGCCCCGTCAAAAAAGCCCTGTTGCGGTTGAACCTGCGTCACGCAAACCCCGCCAAGCCTGCGCCCGACCGGGAAGGCGTCCTGTATCGCCTTGGCCTGCGTTATAGCGGGCGTGGTGAATACGCCTTGCGCCACGCACACCGAAACCAAGACAAAGCCCTCGGCGCGCGTCTCGCTGGCGTCTACTGTCACGTTGTCCCACACCGTAGGCACGTGGTCAAAAAGAACGAACGGCCGATCCGGCTCAGATGTTCGGTTAGGCCACGCAATGGCGGGAATACCAGACACCGCCGCAAGCGCTTGCCCGAATGCCGTTTCAATTGTTTGCAAGTCCGGCATGGTTACACCCTCCGTAGCGCCGCGTTCTTGGCGACAAATTGGCTAAATTTCTCAGCATTGCGAGTAACGAAAAAGCGGCCCGCTTGGTTATACGTCCGGCCTAGCGCGTCCGTGCCCGAAAAACCCTGTTCAATCCGCAAGGCGTATTCAGCAGTCCAGCGCGCGTTAATCGTGTCGCCAAGGTTGAATTGCGCCGCAGATAGCGTGACCGATCCCGCTGTTGGGCTGTAGCTGCCGTTGTAGCCTAATTCCAGCGATTGCAAAAGCGACCGTGTATCAACGGGCAACTTGCCTTCAACAAAGCTACCCCCAGTCTGCGCAACACCCGGCTGCGTGCTTTGTGCGCCCTCAAGAACGTCTTGGACGCTATCCACCACAACCGCAACAAGCTGCTTTTCGGTCAGCTTGGCTATGTCCTCGATTTGAGCGCGGAATGATTTGGTCATGTTTCACGCATCCTGATCCGATACACCGTTAAGCACCCGCACCCGATTGTGTGCTTTGCGCCGCCCGCCGGATCGTGCGCATATTGCATTTGCGTGCCATCGGCCATCGTGAATGGCTCTTCAAATGGACGGGCTGGTGCGCTTTCTAGCGCCCGGTGATCTTCACGCGGATCGCGGCTAAAGTTCCACTGCCATCGCTTCGAGGCACCCTCCACATCGGGGTTTTCCAAAGCCTGAATGACCGCTTCACGCCGTCCGCTTTCCAGCGCGCTGAAACTCTCGTTTTCCGCAATCATCTTGCCGCGATAGGCCAGTGCTTTGCTCTTGTGCGCTTCGAGGATGGTATCCAGCTCCTTGCCCGTTATGGCGCGGCCCTCGGAAATCGCCTTGCGTATCTTGGCGTCATAAGTTCGGTTACGCAGCTTTAGGTCCAGATACTCGCCCATCAAACGCGGGTCGCCAGACGCCAGCTTAGAGCGCGCAGCCATGATGCTTTGTGTTTGCTGGTCTGTCAGCCCGATAATGCCGCCTACGCGCTGAGTGCCGCGCCGCGTGCCTGTAATCATGCGCGCAACCGACCGCGACCCCATGCCTTGTTCACGTCCCTGCACAAGCGCCGTGCGGACGCCCTGCAACGTCTCTGTGTAAATGCCTTGAATGCGCGTGCTGGACAATTCACGCAGCCATGTTTCGGCCCCTGGCGTGCGACCGTCAAACGCAATAAGCGCAGTTGGTGCAGCCGTGGCAATCATCTGACCGCCAGTCATGTAAGCAGACCGGATTGCATCCTCTAGCGGGAAAAGCACGGCTTGGGGAAAGTCCAGAATGCGAATGGCCGCGCCAAGGTTTCCAGCTTCAAGCGCGGCAATCAAAGCACCCGTGTCGATCTGGCGAATAACAGCCTGTATCGCAGCCTGAAACGCCGCAGCAACTTCCGGCTCTAGCCGCTTAAGCGCTGTGTCAATTTGGCGTTGGGTTTGGCTTGGGCCGCGTGCCACATTAGACCT